AATAAAATCGGTATTTATTATTATTTAATTGGGTAACGATAAATCTTTCGGCAATAATGCACTCGCTGCCTTTATTAAATTTATTGCCTTTCTTAAATCAACCCTTTCTTCACGGGTAAATTGATTTAATTCCAATTTATGCCGCTCTTTAGGTATATGGGCAAGATAGAACATAGCGCCTAACATTCGGATGTTATCAGCATAGTGTTCATTGCGTTTATCACGCATTTCATCAATAAAGGTAGCCAACTGCTCATTACCAGATTTTAAATGCTGCGCTCTGATTTGAGCGAGTTGATTTAAACCATTAGCGCGCATTTCAAAGGACATTGGAAAAGCTCGCTGTTCAGTTGATTCAAATTGGTACTCCGTGTTCATTTAAACCTCACCGAATAAGAAACAAAATAAAATAAGCGAAAGCACACAAAACGATTGGGAAGATAAATCCATCTCCTTTATTGGCTTTGAATGACTCACCAGTCAATTTATATTGGTATTGCTGTTGCTTTAATGCGTTCATACTAACCTCAGACTAACCTCAGACTAACGTTGCTCCCATCCCTGCCACAACATCAACCGTCGTATTAAACGCAGGGTTAGAATATAATCTTGATGACATAGTGACACCCGCCAACGTCAATAACCTTACTGCGTTATTAACCGTCTTCTTAAACTCCGCGATACGGGTCTGAGTAAAATGCTCACCCGAAACAGCCTCACTTGCCAGCTTGCCCACTTCTGCCGTAGCTCCTAACAGGTAACTTGGCATATTGGCATCACAAACTTCATTAACCGGCACGGATGGCTGACACTGTAATTGCTCCAGCAGACCGTCCAAAATGGAAGCGTCTTCTGTTGCATCAGTTAACTTCATTAAGTCAACACAAGTCAGCATGTGAGGCTGCTCAGGGTTCAGCTTATTGCGCAGCATTTGCGGAGTCATGCCGATGGATTCCGCAATTTGTACTAAACTCCCTTTATGCGTATTGGAGAACGCACGACACGCATTATCAAAGTGAGATTGTTTGGAAACCCGATAATCAAACATTGCTTTTATTCTCCAAAAGCGAAATGCTTTACTCAGATTGCGTGTTAAATGAAATTTTGACGCTAGTTGAATTTAGTGCTTCAACTGTCAGAGCCATCATATTGATGAACACCGTACCGCCTTTCAAATCAATTGATTTTTCACGAACGGGCAAACGACCGTCTCTGATCATGTCATTAGCAGTAGTTTTAGGTATTGCGTGGCGACGGCAAAACTCATTAAGTGGGAGGTATGGTTCAGTGACAGTAATTGTAATGTTAGGGCGCATAAGGCAAAATCCTCTATATTTTTATTCGGTTTTATTCGTCGATATTCGTCACGTATCGTCTTTAACTACAAATTAAACTTAGGTTATCTCGTATTTTACGAATCGTCAACACGGATTTGTAGTTTTTTACGAGATGGATATAAAGGGCTATGGGAAAATTTCATTTAGAAATGTTCAGTGAAAGTGCACCTATCTTGGATCGCATCATTGAAGCTTATGGGTTTAGCTCAAAACTAATGCTTGCTCAGCATTTTGACATGGCTTCCAGTAGTTTAGCCGGCAGATATAAAAGAGATAATTTCCCAGCTGACTTAGTTGTTAGATGTGCTGCGGAAACAGGTGTTAATTTAGAGTGGCTAGCAACTGGTCAAGGGAAGATGTTTGCTGATGATGAATTAGACATCATGAAACTACCAAACCACAAATTGATAGACGGAAAACTTTATCAATCTGGTTATGCCATGTTCGACAAAATAATGTTCACCGTTGGCGTTCCTCTCCCTGCCGATCCTATTTGTGTTTTAGATAACAAAACTCATTACATCATCGACCGCAAATTTGCTGATGTCTATGACGGTGAATGGTTGGTTGATATTGAAGGAAAAATAAGCATTCGTGAATTAACTCGAATTCCAGTTAAACGCATCCGCGTATCTGGCGTAGGTATGGCGTTTGACTGCGACTTAAGCGATATAACGGTTATTGGCCGTGTCGTTACAACAATAAAAAATAATATCTAAGGAAAACCTTAGAAAAATAATCCGATAGGTGAATCATGGATAGACAACTGTGTTTTGTTTATATCAATTCTAGAGATGTAGTAAGCGTTCAATTTATTGCAAGTGTTTCAGAAAATGAGGAGTATTTGCAAGGAATCAATTTACTGCCCCATGATGAGGGCAGACTAAAAACATTTCGAAAAGATAGGGTAATTGAATACTTTAAAGATTTTGATGAAGTCGTTCAATTCACCAACGACATTGCAGAAATTGGCGAATATACAGTTAGCAAACCTAAACCAGAGACTTTTGATGTCCATTTCACTGGTTTTAAGAAAGAGTCAAAAGTTGAGCTTGAAACCCTTGCCAGTGATTCAGGAATGGAAGTTAGAAAATCTGTTACCAAGTATCTTAAACTTCTTTGCTATGGCTATAACGCTAGCCAAATGAAAATGGATAAAGCAAGAAGTATGGGCATTATTATTTTAAATGAAAATAAGTTCAGAGACTTTCTTGAGACTGGCGATTTCACCGACAGTATCTAATCGGTAATATTTAAAACTATTAACTATGGCAATCAATAAACAATCAAGCGGAAAATGGCTAGTTGAGCTTTACCCCAATGGCAGAAACGGGCGCAGAATCCGTAAGCAATTCACAACCAAAGGTGAGGCGCTCGCTTATGAGCGTCACATATTAGGTTCAACAACAGAAAAGCCTTGGCTTGGAGAGAAACAAGATAAACGTCTTCTTTCCGAGTTGGTCGATATTTGGTATCGGGCACACGGGATAACTCTAAATGATGGTGAAAGCCGCAAGCAAATGATGCTGTTTGGTTGCCAAGCTATGGGCGAACCGCTAGCGACAGAATTTGATGCTAAATTATTTTCTGTTTATCGCGAAAAAAGGTTAAGTGGTGAAATAACCCGTTCAGACAGAATAAAGGCCGTCGCCCCTCGCACCACTAATTTAGAGCTGTCTTATTTCCGCGCTATGTTTAATGAATTGCATAGGCTTGGAGAATGGAAAGAAAATAATCCGCTAAAAAATGTCAGGGCATTTCGCACTGATGAATCAGAAATGGCATTTCTATCTAATGAGCAAATCATCACACTATTGGAATCTTGTGATCAAAGCAGAGCAAAAGATTTGCTGATTATCGTCAAGATAGCTTTATCGACAGGCGCAAGATGGTCTGAGGCAGAAGAGCTAACCGGAGCGCAAGTCACACCGTATAAAATCACCTTTACTAAAACAAAGGGAAAACGCAATCGTACCGTCCCAATCACTGAAGAACTGTATAACGAAATACCAAAGAAAAAAGGCAGATTATTCACCCCCTGCTATTCTGCATTCCGTTCGGCGATTCAACGAACAGGTATAGAGTTGCCACATCGCCAATCATCACACGTAATGCGCCATACATTTGCATCACACTTTATGATGAGCGGAGGCAATATTCTTGTCTTGCAAAGAATACTAGGCCACACTGATATTAAGATGACAATGCGCTATTCACACTTTGCACCCGATCACTTGAATGATGCCTTGATATACAACCCGTTAGCGCAGTTGAAAAGTGGCGGCATTGTGGCGGCAGAGAACCGCAATCCTCATCACATATCATCACACACCGTTCTATAACTAATTGAATAATTTATAATTAGTTGATTTCATTAGGGTATTAATAGGACTCTTAATCAATTGGTCGGGAGTTCGAGCCTCCCACGACCCACCAATTAAATCAATGAGTTGTGTTAATTTAGTGAGTCTTTTGTTTTTTCTAGAATGCTTATAGGATACCTTGAGGAAGTAGTAGAGAGTATCATTGGTTAATTTTATTGCTAAGGTATAATTAGCTATTCTTCCCATATTTTCCCAATAGTGCACCTCACCATAGCCAATAACTCACTGTGATTAATGAAATGAGGTGACTATTTCCCCGATGTTTTCCGATATTAAAATAATTATTTTACTGGATTATTACGAGCCTTACGCTCAATAAGCTGACCGCTTATATCAAAATATCGACTAGGCCAGATTTCAGAGGGATGAATTTCGAGATAGTTAGCGATAATCCATTCGCCTTTAGGCCACGGACGAGAAAGTGTATTCGCTAATGTTGATGAACTGAGTCCCGATTCACGGGAGACAGCCGCTAAGGTCGTACCGCGCTTACGTAATGCAGCAATAATATCGGCTTGATGCCAGTCATTTCTAACGTTATTCATTCCTGCTACCCCTTCCATTAATTTATATTGATGGTGGCGATCCAGACAGGGTTCTCACAACTGGGAGCTATCTTCCAGCGAGGCCGAAGCCTCCCCCACCTGAACCGCCATTGAAAGGGCGATAGCAGACACACTGGTAGAAATTTCCTACCAGTGGATAGCTCTTAACAAGGGTGAGAATCCTTGACCATTGGATTTTGCCAATGGCGGGGCTACTTTAACTGATTGGTTTATCTGACTCAATAAGCGAACTCGTATAAACGCTTAACTTTTTGCGTTATGCATCCAACAGATTCGTTAAAAGTCTGTTTTTACTCTTCACATTTGGTAAAAGTAACGTTCTAACCATAAAAAGTTAAATGCTATGTTCTTCCACTATCTTATCTTGCATATATTCAGTAAATGACATTATTTCAGGATATATAAAGTCTTTTGTGAAACCGTACCATTCCAGTTCGTTTCTTATAGATTCGATACTCTCCTTTGGTATGATTATTTTTAACAATCCTGTATCCTTGGGAATTTTTTCTAACAGATTTTCATCGGTAGTAGTTTATGATATTGTGTGTTCTATAATAATTTCCACCTGACTCATTTAAAAATGGCAAAACAAGGCACTTGAATATTTTTTCAATAAATTGATTTTCTTTGAATTCAGGAGAGTTAAAATAACCCCCCGATATCATGGATAAAATCCAACAAATGAGCATTTTTATTTAGCTTTATGATTTCATCAGATCTGGTTCCATTTTGATAATAGTATAAAAGATTTTTATAAAACTCCGCTACAACCTCTAGACTTAATGATTTATCTAAATACTTTTGATAATTCATACTATAAAAATCTTTACAATTCAAATATATTTTTTCATGAACTTCTTTCTCTGCTTCTATACCACTCGTCATTGAA